CCGTTGTTGCAAATACAGACTTGCCGCCTGGTATTTTGCCAAGCAAAATTTTTAGTCTTGCAACCAATCTATGAAGCATCGTCCAGTTATCAGACTTCGATTTTGGATGCAGGATCTTACCGTCTTTATCAATAATGCATTCTTCATACGCCTTCCACTTATTAAATGGAAGAACGAGAAGATACAATATTCTCATTGCAATAGTATCGTCAATTACGTTTGACATATGAGTCCAATTCTTGTTTTGTTGCTACATCAACATCATCTGCTGTTAGTGTTATACCAAGATCAGGTAAATGTGATGGGGAATACTTCATATAAACTAAAAACGTATTGAGAAGAATCCATTTATCCTCCTCAATCTTATAAAATAACATGTTCGCGGCAGCATACGAATCAAACATGTTGAACAAAATAACGAAATGATTCAGTATTAGTCTGATTGAAACATCTTCACCTGCGACCAATCGGTTCATTAATCGCTTGATATGGATGATACGATTTATATCTTCCGTAAACTCCGCGACAGTTTTCAAACCAGTCGAGGTATAGTTTGCCTTAGCATAATCAAGAAAACCTTCATCGGTTAGGATCAAACTATGGTTACTCCATTACCAGAGTAATTGATGATAACCCATTTACCGCCGTATCCGTAAAGTGTCACTGACGTTCCTACTTTAGTAAATACAATCTGACTTGCGCCAATTAGGTTGTCCTGAAGTGTGTAAATAACGCCAGTTCGACGATTTGCTGCACCATCGGCATATGTTACTGTCTTGAACTGATTATTTACGCCAGTAGGAAGCGAAATTACTTGGGTCGACACGGAACTCGTTGTTGTTTGAATTACAGACACTTCATACGACGAGTTTATCGCCAGTGCTCCAGTTGTTGAAGGTACAGTAATAATCTCTTGAGATACTTTTACGTTACCATCGACCTTTACGTTGCCGGCGACGTGAAAACGTTCAGTCGGAACAACACCAACACCGACATAATTGTTCGTACCATCAACCTTCAGTAGATTCGCTAGACCGTGACCGTTTATCGTCACGTCAACACTTGTCAACGCAGGATTCACGATAACATCACTCATGATATTTTTGAAGATAGTATCAGGAGAAATCTTCTTATTGACTCCTCCCTGAACGATCATGACCCAATCTAGAATTGGGTCAACGATATCCGTTGCGGTTGGAAGTTGAGATACTTTTATAGTTGTCATATTATGTTACAGTACAATTTGCAGAGATCACATACCACTTATCAACGTACAAAAGTAACGCAGTTTGGCCTGTTGTAAATGCCAGAGAGGTGAAATTTGCTAAGGTCGGGCTGATAGAACTTACGCCGTCTGCCGTGATAAACTTTAGTTGCCAGGCAACTCCGGTACTTAGAATAAGACTTCCGGTAACGTGAGACATGAACGATGAAAGGTCGACTGTGGCAACATCATGAGTCACCGTGGCACCACCTAAGACAACTTTGCCACCAAGAGCAATTTGAGATAAAATCGTGCCAATGTTAATCTTTACCGTTTGCCCAGATATAACCGCCGGCAAAACATCCGTCGCGGAGAAGGATGTTGCCAGTGCTAGTTCTGTTATCTTTGCGTCAGACATTTATTAGTTTGCTGCGTAAGTTGACGTGTCAGGAGCAACGAAGGTAACTGGATCGGCGATAAGTGTCTGACCGTCAGCGATTGTATCGTATACCGAACCAACGATTGCCGTATCTACGGTAATCTGACCTGCGGTAGCAACATCACCAGCAACAACTGTATATTTGAAAACAGATGAAGTGGAGGTAGATGAACCAGACGTGTAATATGCTTTACGCACGGTACCGTTGATAGTCACGTTGATATACGCACCTGTTGCCACTGAAACTGTATCTGCTCCGGAACTTACTGAGATTGACAGAATATCACCGGTAACCATATGAGCAAGTGCTGACACGGATGATGTTGCTGTAAATGAAGGCAGTGCATTCGCATCTGACCACTTAGCAAGGAAATTACGGATTGCAACTAGAACATATGAACGAACACGAACACCAGCATTTGTCCACTGGGTATGTTCGATGCCGCGAGTGGTAGCAGATAGGTCATATCCTTTAGTTGCAACAGTTCCTGTGCCGGTGCCTGTGTTTGTAACAGTCTCGCCTTCAACAAAGAACCCGGTCAGTGCATTGACGCGAAGAATTTTGTTTGTCGAATCGATCTTGATGATCTTTCCAGTAGCAGCAGACGTTCCGCCAGTAACAACATCACCGACTGCAAAGTTGACTATTGTGTTTAGCGTAATGTTGCCAACCATGTTATCTGGCAAGGGTTTGAAAATGATTTCTGGCATGTTGTAAAACTCCTATATGTGTATGATTGTATTTATGATTATTTGGAAAGCAGTTTTGCCCAGCGAAGAACCCCAGTGTCTTCACCTAGTTCCTTATCGAATTTTTTCTCAAGGTCTTTTTGCAACTTTTTGTCAGCCTTCTTATCTGAAGCATCTGATTCCATATCGTGACCGTCTTTACCTTTGCGATCAAGTTTCTTGTCTTGTTTTGACTTTTCAACGTCATCAAGAGAGACTTGAACAGACTCATTCTTGGTAGTCTTTCTCTTGATATAACGATTCAGCGAAGAGTCATCCAATTCCTTTTGAGTTCGGTAAGGAACTCCATCTTTGTCTTTCTTCTTTGTCAATTTGTCGTTGATCTTCGCACCGATAGCCATACCAATAGGAACTGCTGCCATAGCTAACAAACTTTCATCCATGACAAGTCTGGCGACTTCAAAGGTATCTTCCTTGACGACCTTTTTCTTCTTATTTACAGGAGGATCTTCGTCTTCTGTGTCCTCTTCCGAATCATCTTGATCTTCATCATCACCTTCACCGTCATCATCAGGATCTGTTTCACCGCCTGCTACAGCATCAAAACCTGGGTCTTCATCATCTCCGCCGTCTTTACCAACATACTCGCCATCTTCATCATAACCAAGTTCTTTCATTTTGTGTTGCATACGTTGATCTAGAGAATAGATCGATTCACCGTCATCACCGACAGTGGTATCTTGTTTCGACTCGTCCTCAATGTCATCCTCAGGGCGTTCACCTACTTGAGCTTCATTAGCATCTTTTTCGTCTTCTCCATCAACCACTGGAGAATCATCGTCATCTTCGTCTTCCTGATCTTCCTCATCTTCATCGCCTTCTTTGTCTGCGTCATCGGTCGAATCTTTCTTAACAAAAGGATTCTTCTTTTTCTTATCGCCTTTTGATGGGAACCCCTTTTTCTTATCAACAGAATCTTTACCGGAGTTATCGAATGCTTCTTGAATCTGCGCTGTTAGGTCTTTGAATTTGATCATTTTTGTAGTTCCTTGATACGATCATGATTGAACTGTATACCCATTTCTTTAGCATAATCAAAAAGACGGGATGCTATCTTATGGTAGGTTGAATGTTTGTTGGTCTTAGGGGTGGAGATCACTTGCTTCAATGCTGCATCAATCGTATCCTGTGGGCGATCTTTCATTTCGACGTTAAACGTATTTGCGATTACCTTTGCCGCATGTTCCTTGTCGCCACGACTAAATTTTAGTTCTTCCGTCAACTCTAGATACAAAATACTTTCCATCAAATCCTTGCGATACGAATGTCCGGAGATAGAATTGAACTTGTTCAGTAATCGTTCTGTCTGTTCAAACAGTCCCTGAACTCGATTGTAGTTGTCGAGAGAAATATTTTTCATTTCTCCAAGTAGTTCGTCGGTCGATCTGACAAGATTCAACATTGCGAACTTGTCCTCATTACGGTGCTTCTTGATCATGGGCATAAACGAATTATAATGTTCTTCGGTGAAGTTTTTCGTTTTGTAGCCTAGGAATGCGATCTGGTTACTAGAACTTCTCTTTCGTCTAATCTCGTTGAAGTCATCCGCGAGAGAATTTGCTTCGACTAGACTTGTTATCCACTTCTTACTAGTTTTGCCGCCGGCATCAACGACAGACACATAATTAGTGCCTAGATTGACAATTTCATGAATTGTTTCTGTGTCACGATCAACGACGATATCACCAACACGGAACAGTTCTCCATTGAGATAACGTTCTCTTGTTGTGTCTTCCATGATTGGAGTAACATCCTTCTTGGACGAGATAAAATCTGCGTAAGTTTTCATAAACCCATCAATATATGTACGATGTATTATTTATCGTCTTTAAATGATCACTTGAGTCTGTCTCTTATTTTACTCATGATAGATTCTGCGTGTGCATGTAGCGATGAATGCAGACCCTTCTTGAACTCACTTACGTTTCCAGTCTTGGCGTGTTCCCGCATTTTGCTTGCACTCATGCCTTCAGTGCCTTCTGCATCGGGATCACGATCTCCAGCACTCGTCACTTTAATAGATTTGAACTTATATCCATCACCTTTATCATTGAACTTGCCGTTGTACTTGTTCAATGAGTCTGTAAATTCCTTTACCCTATCAGAGCCAACAACGACATGCAGATGATCATGCCCTTGTTTGTGTAGATCAGCGGCATGATGAAATATTGAGGGCATCTCTTTCGTTGCAGACTGAAAAACGTGCTTGTGGTCTGGATACATCTTATGCAGCAGACCAACTTTTTCCTCTCCTGTGAGAGGATTCTTTTTGCTATCCGTACTATGCGAAACAACAACTCTATGAGTGTCTCCTTTTTGAGATAACACAGAGTCGATAAGTTTGGCGTGACCAACTGTGGGAGGATTCATTCGACCATAAGTTAATACTGCCGTTTTTCCAGTAGATTCTAGCAGACTTCTAACAAACTCTTTGAAGGTTTTCATCTGTTTTTGCTCATTTCGAAATTTGCTCGACTGAAATTTGCTCTATCTACTAACTTGAGCGGACCATGATGGCCGATCATAACATATCCCTCCGGCTTTGCTTCATCGCCATTGTCGTATGAATGATGAAACGTTTGACCATGATCTAGTTTGTCTATGATATGATGTTTCACGTCATTGATATGACCTTGTAGCTTGAATGCATTCTCGAAATGTTGTCGATTGTTTTCAACATGACTTAGAAGATCGTTACGTTTTGCTGTCTTTGTTGCCTTAGACTTTTCAGTTTTTACGGAATCGATTTCTTTCTGATGCTTGTCGAAGATATGCTTCTTCAAACCATCTACATTGTAATTTTGATTGCCCTTGCGAACTTCTGAATTAATGTATGTCTTTACATGAGGAAAGATGGACGAATGAGTGACAGCATTCCAGCCTTCTTTAGTAATCGACTTTGTAGTGCTACCCATATCAGAAACTTTTTTCTTGATCATGTCTTTATCGAACTTCATCTTATCCTTGTTTACCGCAACTGGCATAACGTAAACATCTTTGTGATGCTTGTATTCTATGTTAGGATCAAGCACTGCTTTGTCACCCTCGTATCGCGTATGAAGGGCAACACCAATCTTGGAATCTCCAACAGCTTTACCCTCTGGGGTATCTTTTCCAATCGAGTACCGTATTGTGTTTGGCTTGAACGAATACTTGTTTCCTTCGTCCTTCTTATCTTCATGATCGTATAAGAAGTCGCCCTGAACCACGCCGTCGACACCGAGCTTATGCCCGTGCTTCAATAGTTGTTTTAGTTTTGATGCAAGACCTGGTGCGTGGCCATGATTTCGATCAATATCATCTTCGGTATAATTAATCTTCGGGTCTTTGTTGAAGGCGGATTTCGAGGCAACGAAAAATTTACCCGTTTGAGGATGTTTACCCATAACGAAACTTGGAGATCCGTCGATCTTCTGGCTTATCGTGGTTCTGTTGTCATCGTGTTGTAGTGCCTTGAATTGATCCATTGCATTGGTGACACCATGAACACCATGAGTAAAGACTTCATCCTCAGTGTGTTCAAGGTGTTTTAGTTCATCATTATGCAGAGTGCGCATTTCAGGCACTTTATGAATGGGTACAAGTTTACCCATCTTGGAAACATGAGTTACCTTGCCGTCTTTGGTTCCATATCGCCCGAAACCATGATATTGTAGACCAGCCCGCGAGGCTTGATCAAAAGCAGTAGATTCGATTAGTTGTTTGAAGTTTATCATTGTTTATTTATCACTAGGCGTCGGCGTTGATTTTCTACAGCCAGAAGGAGATATAGTTAGTCTAGCCCCCGAAATACCAAACTGACTTCTGTCACCTTTATATGTTATCATAAAAACTGGTTCGTAACCACCAGAAGGAACTTCTCCATTCCAATGTTCGTGGGCGGAAGTTACTATAAAATAGTAGCTTCCGAATTTGACAACTGACAAACTGCCCTGATAACACACGTTCACATTTTGTCTACCAAATGCCGATCCATAATCAACCCCATATATTGCCATACATTTTAGAACTTTGTTTTTTATTTTTTTTGACATTGTTGTTGCATTGGGAATTTTATCTCCAAAAATAGACTGGCATTCTAGAATAAATTGTTGGGTCTCTTTATGATGATTTACTTTTTCTTCTTTTTCAGAAATTCCTCCCCATTGTTGAAAATCCTTTTCTGTTCTACCATCTTTATGTGATATCCACACAACTTCTTTATTATTCTTATCTAGTAAATGAAAGTCGGACTTTGGAGTTCCTGGCGTAGATTCAGCATCACTTACATTGAAAATTTTACCATTCATATGTATTGGAATTTCATTCAGCCCAGTTTGTTTTTTTATAGATATTATATGACTTCTCAACTGTTCTAATGCTGCATCTTCTTTTGCTGTTGTATTACCAGCGGAACCGAATTCCTTTGTTTTTTGAATATCTGTAAGTTTTATCTTTTTACCATCTATAGTTGTAAATACTATAGATGAACCAACTTGCAAAAAAGATGATCTTATATTAGGAACTGAGATTGATTTTATTGCATCAACATAAATTTTATGTTTTTTTGTGTCTTTATGACCTACCGTAGTCTCTGCGCCTGTTGTGAGAATAAAAGGAATCTTACCCTCAATTTTAATGAGAATGAGATTCCAGTTATCTCGTTTTGATAAATCTGCTACAGATAACCCTGCCATGATTAAACCCTCGTAAATGATTCTTTATTTATCTAAAGACCACTTTTCAAGAGGGGGATTTAGTCATCATACCAAGTATTGTCGATCTTCAATCCTCGTAAATAGCAGTTTGATCGATCAGAAACGACAAATCGAACACTCGGTATGTTATGGATTAGAATATCCTGTTAGGTTGCCCTAACACATTGAATGCCCATATCAGTCAGAATTCTAAGCATTTCCTGCGAAAGATATTTGCATCTTTGGCGACTTACGCATTTTAAAACATACAATGCACGACTTGACACCGACATGGAACCAACAATGTCATACAATACCGTTGCGGTATAGCCAGAATCTCGCCGGAATCTAAATTCCTGATCCCCGGCGTACAGAAGTTCCGTATTCTTGTGTAGTTGATCAATGTCTATTTTTTAAATATCATGTTTAGTCAAAGTTAAATTCATATTTTTCGGCTTTCATAGCACCACCGAACTTGGAGTTATCAAATGCAGGTCTATCGTCAACAACGTCATCCTGGGTAGATTCTTCAACATCATATAGCATGAATTTCTTGATATCGACTCCGACAACAAACTTGCGATGGTAGTTAATATCTCCGTATCGGGACTTCAACTGAATACATAGCAATTGACCCAACTCGTCCAATTCTTCTGTACGTACCATTGCAAAAAGGAAATCGAGTGTCATTGGAAGACCGAAAGATTCTGACGTATCGGTAATGCTAACATCCGAATTGTTAGCACCACCACGATTCGTCTGAGTTGCAGTCCAAACAGGAACATCAAATTCAACCGCCAGTGCGCGTAGTTCCTCGGCGATGCTCTTGACAATTGTATAGGAATTTGCGTTTTGATTCTTGACACGTTGACTAGCACAAATGTTTAGGTAATCGATCATGATTACGTCTGGTAGAAAATTCTTCTTTGTTTTCAGTTCATCGAGTAATGCCCGGAAATGCCCCGCATGAGCATTCCCTGTTGGGTATTCCTTGATAATCAGTTTTCCATGGGTCTTGGATTGTAGTTCTTCAACCTTCGTAGTGAACGTCTTTTTACCAATCTTGAACAATTCGTCAATATCAATGTTCAACAGGTTGCAGTCAATACGTTCGGCGATTCGTTCCTCACTCATTTCCATCGTGATATAAAGTACGTTTTTGCCCTGTTTAAGTGATGCAGCAGCAAGGTGACAAAGAAACAAAGATTTTCCTACGCCAGTTGATGCAAGAATGCCATTAAGCGTTTTTCGAGGTATACCACCTTTCGATATCTTGTTGAACATCGATAAATCAAACGGAAGGCGATCTTCCTTCATA